TGATATCAACTAAATATTATGATAGAATAGTTAATAAAAAACTTATAACATGGCAAAACTCTTTGGTTTTTCGATTGATAATAATCAAAACAAATCCAAGAGTATAATATCCCCCGTCCCAGAAAATAATGCGGACGGGGTTGATTATTATATTCAGAGTGGATTTTATGGTCAATATGTAGACCTTGAGGGCGTTTATCGTACAGAGTACGATCTAATTCGCCGTTATCGTGAAATGGCACTACATCCAGAATGTGATAACGCAATTGAAGATGTGGTGAACGAAGCGTTGGTCAGTGATCTTTATGATTCCCCAGTAGAAATTGAGTTATCAAATCTAAATGCCAGCGAAAAATTAAAAGAAAAAATTAGAGAAGAGTTTAAGCATATTAAAGAAATGCTTGACTTTGATAAAAAGTGCCATGAAATTTTTAGAAATTGGTATGTTGATGGTAGACTTTATTATCTAAAAGTTATTGATGTTAAAGATCCCAAATCAGGAATCCAAGAACTTAGGTACGTTGATCCATTAAAAATCAAGTATATCAGGCAAGAAAAAAAGAAAGATAATAGAACACCATCAATAGTTTCAAATACAAAAAATGAATCTGTAGATTCTCCAGAAATAGAAGAATTTTTTATCTACAGCAAAGGTGGTAATAATTATGCAAGTGGCACCTTTGGTGGTGGATCAATGGGTGGTAACAAAGGATCCGTTAAAATTGCAAAAGATTCTATTGCCTATTGCACATCTGGTCTTTTAGATAGAAATAAGAATGTAGTTCTATCATATCTCCACAAAGCAATTAAGTCACTCAATCAACTTAGAATGATTGAGGATTCTCTGGTTATCTATCGCTTGTCACGTGCTCCAGAAAGAAGAATTTTCTACATTGATGTCGGCAATCTACCTAAGATTAAAGCAGAGCAATATCTTAGAGATGTGATGAATCGTTATAGAAACAAACTTGTTTACGATGCAAATACTGGTGAAATTCGTGATGATCGTAAATATATGGCAATGCTTGAGGATTTTTGGTTGCCTAGAAGAGAAGGTGGTAGAGGAACAGAAATTACTACCTTACCTGGTGGACAAAATCTTGGAGAACTTGCTGATATTGAATATTTCCAAAAGAAACTTTATGATTCTTTAGGTGTTCCACCAACAAGACTTGCAGCAGAAGGTGGATTTAATCTTGGACGTTCATCAGAAATTTTAAGAGATGAACTTAAATTTACTCGTTTTGTTGGTAGATTGAGAAAAAGATTTTCTCAAATTTTTATTGATTTACTCAAAACTCAATTAATTCTTAAAAATATTGTAACACTGGAAGATTGGGAGGTATTATCCGACCATATTCAATTTGATTATGTTTATGATAATCATTTTTCTGATTTAAAGAAAAATGAATTGATGAATGATAAGTTGGGTGTTGTTGCTGCAATGGACCCATATCTTGGTCGTTATTTTTCAGCAGAATATGTAAGAAGAGAAATTCTCGGACAAACTGATTCTGAGATAAAAGAAATCAACGCACAAATGAAGAAAGAAATTAAAGATGGAATTATTCCAGACCCAGCAATGATGATGAATCCAATGGGTATGGGTGGTCCACAAGACCAAAACCAAAATGCACTTGGAACTATGCCCCAAGAACCAGGATTGACTAACACACAAGCAGGTGTTGATTTAGGGTCTGCTGGGGAATTATAAATATTTTTAGTTAAAAACTATTATAACTATGGACGATTTAATGGATTTGATTTTAACTGACGAATCTCCTGCGGAAGTCAGTGACAAGATTAAAGAAATTCTTTTTGCAAAATCAGCAGAAAAAATTAATGTAGTAAGACCAGAAGTTGCTGCAAGTCTTTTTGGTGAAATTGAGGACAATCAAGAATACGAGGATTGATAAGTGGATGACTTTGGAGTAGATTCCAAGGACTTATCTGATTTTTTTACTGCAATAAGTGTAGGAAAACAAAAAAGAAAAAAAGAATTGGATGAAGCAGTAGGAGATGCTGTTGATGATTTCTTTTCAACGATAAGTACTGGAAAAAAAGTTATTAAAGAAAAGAAAGAAACCCTTGTTGGAAATTCTTTTGATGAACTTTTTTTATCTCCACTAAAAGAGGAGATTACTCCAAAGAAAAAGAAAAAAATACAAGAACAAAAAACAGTTAAGGCATTTGAGAATTGGTTATATTCAGAGACACCAAAAAAACAAGAACAAGTAATTGAAGAAGTAATTGAAAATTCTTTGGATGAAGTTCTTGAGGTTTTGAAAGAATATAAGGAAGAACTTGAGGGTCCAAAAGAAGAACTGATTGAAAAGTCTTTAGGTCTTCTTGCAGAACCAAGTGATGTTAAGCAACAAAATGACCCATTAACTCCAATCAATCAAAACTTTGCAACACTTGATGATTTACAGAAACATTATAAACTTTTTCTTTCTCGTATTCAACAACAACTTTCTACATTAGGTGGAGGTGGGGAAACTCAATTAAGATACCTTGATGATATTGTAGGTATTGCAACCAATTCAAGTGCCTATAATAGAAAATATTTACAGTGGAACTCTGCAACAAATAGAGCAGAATTCACTGACCCAAGTGATTCAGAAAATACAACAATAGTTTCTGTTACTGGAATCACCACTTATTATGCAGCAAGTAATACTGATGATTATATTGGTGTGAGTGCTGATGTTCCCGTAACAATTCTATTACCAATATCTCCTATTATTGGTAAAAAGATTACTGTAAAAGATGAAGGTAATAAAATATCTACATATAATATCACAGTCACGGTAGGTGCTGGAGTAAGTGTCGAAAACGATACTTCAGTTGTGATGAAAATCAATCATCAAAGTTTTACTTATTTTTACAACGGTTCTAACTGGTTCTTAGTATAATGTCTTATAATCCCCTTCCACAACCAGCATCTATAGGATTTGGAACATTTGGTTCTACTGGTATTGTAACAGTCACAGATATTAATCCTCTTCCCACATATCTTCAAAATATAGAAGTAACAGGTAAAGGACGACTTAAAGTATCTACTCCAGAAACTATTTTCTTCAATACATTTCAGTATGGAATTGAGACTGATGTATGGGATACTAGAGTTAGTGTTGGTGCAACAGCATACTGGGATTACACTATAAGTGGTATTGGAATGTCCGTGACCTCTTCTGCAGGTTCAGAAGTCATTCGTCAAACCAAGAATGTGATGAGATATATTCCAGGAAGACCAGCAGAACTTGCTTTTGCCGTCAGATTAGAACCACCAAAATCTGGTGTCCGTAGAAGATTTGGTTTATTTGATGGGCAAGATGGTTTTTATTTTGAGGATGATGGTGGTGATTATGCTTGTGTTATAATCAATAGTGATGGTGCTAGTGGCATTATTACAGAAAGATATACTCGTTCAGAATGGAATGGGGATAAATTAGATGGTAATGGACCAAGTGGTATTGTTGCTTCTCCATCTGCACAGCAAATGATTGTTATGGAGTATGAGTGGTATGGTGCAGGGCAGATTAAATTTCACTTTGAGATAAATGGAAAAGTACATAATATTCATACAATCAATACTGGAAACAGACTTCCTTACCCTTGGTGTAAAACTCCTTTTCTTCCAATTCGTTTAGAACTTAAGAACACTACAGGTGTTTCTACTGGTCCTCATTATTTGTATCAGGGTTCTAATTCTTTAGTTTCTGAGGGATTTACCGATAAGTCTGGTATTGCACAGAATGTCGGAACTGCAGTCACTGGTAAAATTCTACCAGTAGCACAAACTTATTATCCACTTCTTTCAATTCGTCTGAAACCAACTGCACTTACGGGTGTAGTTCTTCCAACATTCTTCCAGGCAGCAAGTTTATATCAAGCAAGTCCAAGTCAAAATGCAACAGTTATTAGTTTAGCATATAAACTTATCAGAAATGCTAACTTGACTGGCGGAACTTGGGTTGATATGCCTGATGAAAATGCTTTTACACAATACAATAGAACTACTACTGGAATTGGAACAGCAGGTATTGATTTGGATAGTGGATTTATTATTGGAGGAAATAGTGGTACGGGTGTTCGTTTGGATAAGGATACTCAATATCAAATTGGTAGAAGTGGTATAGGAACCATTAGTGATACTCTTACTCTTGCAGTTGCAGTTTTGGATACTGGTGTTACTGGTGCAGTTGCTTATGGTTCGATGACTTGGATTGAGCAAAGATAAAATACTAAATAACTAATATTGTCCCAATTATTACAATGTCGGTATATAAGATAGTACAAAAAATTACACCATTGACGATGACTGGTGCAGCAGTAACCAGTAATCCAATTGCTTTGAGGTCTGGTTTTTTGAGAATTGTTCCAGAACAAGATGCTTATGTTGAGGTTGCTCCAACTCCAACGATTAGTACTACTACAAGTGCTAGTATTTTTGTTAAAGCAGGAACTGAACTTATTTTAAAAGAAACAGCAATTACTCAAACTATTGTTGGTGTAACTACTGGCACTACAACTGTCGTGACTTTACTAGAAGGTACTTTTTCGAATTTTTCTGCTGGTGATATTGTTGAACTTACTGGAATTGTTCCAGCAGGTATTAATACAACAGCAGCAACAGTTGCATCAGTAGACGCAACAAATGATGCAGGAACAGGTGGATTCAATCGAGTGATTACTCTTACTTGGAATACTTCAAGTCAAGGTGCTCCAATCACTACTTCCACTGGTGTTTTGAGAAGAGTAACAAAAGTTGCTGCTTATGGAGCAAGTGGAAAACTCCACATCACAGAAATTCAAATCGCAGGTGGTTAATTCAATGAAACTCATCACAGAAGAAATCGAAAAGGTAAAAGTTATTACCGAAGAAAAAAATGGAGTCAAATCTCTTTTTATTGAAGGTATTTTTCTTCAAGCAAATAAACCAAATAGAAACAAACGTCTTTATGAAATGAGAACTCTCGAAAGAGAAGTTAAAAGATATAACGAAAACTTCATTCAAAAAGGTCGTGCTCTTGGAGAACTCGGTCATCCAGATGGACCAACTTTAAATCTAGACAGAGTTTCTCATAAAATTGTTTGTTTAGAGAGAGTTGGAGATAATTTTAAAGGAAGAGCAAAAATTCTTTCCACTCCTATGGGAAAAATTGCGGAATCTCTTCTAGGTGAAGGTGTGATGCTGGGAGTTTCTTCTCGTGGTGTTGGTTCATTAATTCCAACTAACGAGGGTTATTCAGTTGTTGGTGAAGATTTTATGCTTGCGACTGCTGCTGATATTGTTGCCGACCCTTCTGCTCCTGATGCTTTTGTGAACGGAATTATGGAAGGAAAAGAGTGGTGTTGGGAAGGTGGAATTCTCCGTGAAAGAGATGCAGAAGCAGCAAAGAGAAAAATAAACACACTAGTAGATCAAAAACGTTATAAATAAATACAGATTAAACAATAGGTTAATCGGAGAGATCAAATGTCCCGTGGTAAAAATTTACAAGAAATGGAAACAGGCACTAAACAATCTAAAACTGCTGTAAATGCTGGTGCAAAAGCAGCAGAACCAATGCACAAGTTAACCACAGGTATTCCTGATGGTCAAACTGGTAGTTGGGAAGATCTTGGAGGACCAACTCCAGAGAACTACAAACCAGATGATGATTCTGCAAAACTTTCAACTCCTGGTGCAACTCTTAAGCAAGTTAAGAATGTTGTAAACAAAGGTGCAAAAGCAGCAGATGCTATGAAGTCTCTTGCCAAAGAATCAGTCGAAGAAGATGAGGATGAAGAACTCATCGATGATGAGGCTGAGTATGATGAAGATGAAGTAGTTTCTGAAGCAAAGAAAAAGTCTTCCAAAGGTGAAGATGAAGAAGGTGAAGATGAAGATGAAGAAGGTGAAGATGAAGATAGTGAAGAAGATGATGAAGAGGACAAAAAAGAAAAAGCAATGAAAGAGGCATTTGCCCAAATCGAAGAAGAAATCGAAGAGGACGTAAATGCACTTCTTTCTGGTGAAGAACTCTCCGAAGATTTCAAGGTAAAAGCTAAAACAGTTTTCGAAGCTGCTTTAAACGCAAGAACAGAGCAAATTGAAGAAGCAATTGTTCATCAGTATGAGCAAAAACTTGCTGAAGAAGTAGAAACAATTAGAGAAGAATTAACTGATCGTCTTGATGCATATCTTGAGTATGTATCAGAAGAATGGTTACAAGAAAATGCTCTCGAAGTAGAGCAAGGACTTAAAACTGAAATGACCGAATCATTCCTTGCTGGAATGAAGAGTCTTTTTGAAGATCATTATGTAACAATCCCTGAAGATAGATATGATGTACTTGAGAGTATGGTAGAAAAACTTGATGAAATGGAGAATAAACTCAACGAGCAAATCGAAAAGAATGTTGCTCTGAATAGAAGATTAGCTGAGTCGGTTACTGAAGTAATTTTTGCCGAAGTCTCTGAAGGTCTTGCACTTTCTCAGAAGGATAAACTCGCTTCTCTTGCTGAAAATGTTGAGTTTGATAGTGAGTCAGACTATCGTGAGAAGCTGGTAACGTTAAGGGAATCATATTTCCCCAGAAACGCTGGTACTCAAAGAGACAACTCGGATTATATCGTAGAAGAAACTGATTATTCGCAACCAGTATCTGGTTCGATGTCAAGATATCTCGATACACTCCAAAGAGTTGCTAAAAAGTGATTTTTAAATTATAACAATCAAACTAAAACTTTTTTAAAGAGGTAAAACAAATGCAAATGTTCAACGCAGAACATCTGCAGGAGAAGTGGGCACCACTCCTTGACTATCAGGGACTCGATTCGATCAAAGATTCGCATCGTAGAATGGTAACCGCAGTTCTCCTGGAGAATCAAGAAAAATTCCTTCGTGAGGAAAGAGATTTCCTCGGTGAAGGTTCCACAACTGGTTCAACCAGTAACACTGCTGGTTTCTCTGGTGGTGCAGTAGCAGGTGGTCCAGTAGCAGGTTTCGACCCTGTTCTGATTTCACTCATCCGTCGTTCAATGCCTAACTTGGTCGCATATGACCTCGCAGGTGTTCAACCAATGAACGGTCCTACAGGACTCATCTTCGCAATGCGTTCACGTTATACCAGTCAAACTAATGCTGAAGCATTCTTTGATGAAGTTGATTCACAGTTCTCTGGCAGAAAGGGCAACCAATCCCAGTATGCTGTCAATCCTGGTGTTGAAGCAAACGTAGGTTTCGGTACTACTGCTTCACAAACTGGTAGCAACCCTGGTCTTTTAAATGCTGCTGGTACTTCACAGCAAAGTTATAACGTTGGTGGTGGTATGTCCACTGCTGATGCAGAAATACTTGGTGCATCAGGTCAAGAAAGCTTTAACGAAATGGCATTCTCAATCGAGAAAGTCACCGTTACTGCAAAGTCAAGAGCACTCAAGGCTGAGTATTCATTAGAACTCGCACAGGACCTTAAGGCAATCCACGGTCTGAATGCTGAAGCGGAATTAGCAAACATTCTCTCAACTGAGATTCTTGCTGAAATTAACCGTGAAGTTATTCGTACCATCTACAAGACTGCTGAAGCTGGTGCTCAATTCAATGTTGCTACTGCTGGAACTTTTGACCTTGATATCGACTCCAACGGTCGTTGGTCAGTTGAGAAGTTCAAAGGTCTCATCTTCCAAATCGAGCGTGATGCCAACGCAATCGCACAAAGAACTCGTCGTGGAAAGGGCAACATCATTATGTGCTCATCTGATGTTGCATCAGCACTTTCAATGGCTGGTCTCCTTGACTACACCCCTGCACTCAATGCAAACCTTAACGTAGATGATACTGGCAATACTTTTGCTGGTGTTCTCAACGGTAAGTATAAAGTTTATATCGACCCATATTCGGGTGGTGCTGGCAACCCAGCAACTGGTGCAACTGGTGGTCAATACTACGTTGTCGGTTATAAGGGTTCTTCCCCTTATGATGCAGGTCTCTTCTATTGTCCTTATGTTCCTCTCCAAATGGTTCGTGCCGTTGGTGAGAACACCTTCCAACCAAAAATTGGATTCAAGACCCGTTATGGTCTTGTTGCCAACCCATTTGCAGAAGGTAAGTCGTCTGGTGTTGAGACCAACCTTGGTCGTATTCAGACCAACTCAAACCGTTACTACAGAAGAGTACAAGTCCAAAATCTTATGTGAGTTTCTTTTCACATTTTTCGAGGGTCCGAAAGGACCCTTTTTTTATGCCTATAAATAAAAATAAAAATGGCTTCACCCTCGTTATCAAATCAAATTGGAAACAAAAATTACTTATCTCCATTAGGATTTAAGTTTGTTCTATCAAAATATCCAAAAATTGATTTCTTTTCCAATTCAGCAGAAATACCTGGAATTAATCTTGGGGTAGCAGTTCAACCAACTTACTTGAAGGATATTCCAATTCCTGGTGACAAAATTACCTATGATGATTTTAATTTAAAATTTTTTGTTGATGAAAATTTAGAAAATTATCTTCAAGTTCATAACTGGATAAGAGGTCTTGGATATCCAGAAAGTGTTGCTGAATATCAAGAATTTCTCAATCAAGACCCATACAATCCAGGAGTTCAAGACGCATCTGCGGGTCAATCTGATGGAAGTTTAATCATTTACAACAGCAATTATAATCCAGTAGCAACAGTTAGTTTTAAAGGTTTATTTCCAACATCACTTTCTACAATTAATTTTGATGCCACTAACACTGAAGTCCAATATGTTACGGCTCAAGTAAATTTCAAGTATACTTTATATGATATAACAACTTATTGAAATTATGAACCTTGATGAAATTCAATCATTATGGGAGCAAGATTCGATTATAGACCAAGACAATTTACACGATGAGTCTATTAAAATACCTGCTCTTCATGCAAAATATTATAAAATTTACAATAACATTCTTCTTCTTCGAAAACTAGAAGAAAATAAATATAAGATTTTAAAAAAAGAAAAATGGATGTATTACTCTGGTAAAGCAGAACCAGATGTATATAAAGAAAATCCATTCGACCATAAGGTCTTAAAACCAGATATAGATAAGTATATGGATGCTGATGAAGACTTAATTAAGTCAGCATCCAAAATAGATTACTACCAAACAATGCTTAGTTA